GATGCGCGCATGGGTGACGAATTTTCCGTAGCGCGTGCCGCGTTCGGCGAGTATTTGTTCTAGGTCGTTGCTGTTCATTGGTAAATCTCTCCGGTTTCAGGATCAACTCTGTCCGTGCCGATGCCATGCTCAGCCGACCAGGCCAGCACGAACTCGATCAATTCGGCGCACTCGCTGCGCGTGAGCTGGCTGGTGCGGCGGAAAACAATGTCCACGCCGTGGCCGTCGAGCGCTGGCAGCAGCTCCACGTGATCGCCGCGTGCTCTGCACCATGCGGCAGTGAGCAGGCGCTTCCATGTTTCCGGGTCGCGCTTTTTCCCTGCCCATTCGACCTTGCGGCTGATTTCGGTGAGCAGCGCGTGCAGCATGGCGTTTTCGGCAAGGCTGCGGGTTTCCTGCCTGCACTCGATAACCATTCGATGGCCGTTCATCAGGTGCGCTTTGAGCACCGGCCAAAGCTGGGTTGTCAGCGCCTTATGGGCTTGTACTGGCTCCCAGCAGCGGATGCGCAGCGCGGTCACGATTCACCCCGCATTGCCAGCTCTACCGCTTCGAGCCGCATTTTGATTTCGACCAGCTCGTACAGGGTTGACCTGTAGCCGCTCCATGCTTTCTCTGCCATTTCGCGCTCGGCTACCAGTTGGCCTTCGAGCAGTGTGATGCGCCGCTGGAGTTGCGCGGGTGATGGTTTTTTGTCGTTCATGCTGGCACCCGATAGTCTTTGAACACTACGCCTTTCGCCGCGTCACCCACTTTGCACTCCTTCACCCACACAGTTTTCCCGCTCGGGTGTTTGCGCCAGTGGCCGCGCCGGTCATGCAGCCGTGGACTGGCGTGGGTGCCGCCAAGCGCTGGCATTTTTTGCTTCACCGGCTCGATGGTGATGGTGTGCCAGTCAAACAAAATCGGCCCCTTGCCTTTGGCTGCGCGCTTGCTGTTGATGTGCGACGGCTTTGGCTTGGGTTGGTAGGCTGTGACGCTGGTTGCGCAAAGCGCTTTCAGGAATCGCTCGATAAGCGCCATGGCTGATGTCGTTTGCCAGCTCGGCGGTGGCTTGGCTGCGCCGTTTATAGGGTGCAGCTCCAAACCAGCTTCCGTGCAAACGTAGGAAAACGGCTCGGCCACAAACATCTCCCCGCCGTTTGAATTGATTGCGATGGCTGCAACACTTACCGTGTCGAACCCTTCTGCTGCCGTTAGGTCGATTTTGAACCTTGAGCCATCGGAATCCATTGCCCCGCACACGCTGCATTTGGCAAATGGCAGCTTAGCGAAGAAATCGGTATTGCCTGTTACGTCGAGCGTGCCATATTCCGGCACCTTGCCAATATCGAACCAATGGCGCAGCTCTGCGCCAGGGGTGTGCTTTACCATTTCGGCAATCAAGGGAGTCATGCGTTCACCTCGTCAAAAAGCGCCATCTGGCCGGCTTGCTCGCTGCCTGCGCCAGCCAGCTTGCGCAGCGCTCTGTCCATCGAGCGCACCGGGTTGGCGGGTGCGCGTTGCGTAGCGCTCAGGCGCGTAGCGCTGCGTTGCGGCAGCAGGTCGAGCCGCTTGGCGCAGACTGGGCCGAAGGCCAGCCCCGCCAGCGTTGCGGCGGCGGTGCGTATGGGGCTGTTGCAGCGTGCGCAGCGCATGATGGCTACCCTACCCTTGGCCGGATGGTTTGCGCGCATCCTGAGCCGTTCTGATGGCTTTTAGGATGGCTTCGCGGGGCGGTGCAAGCCTGCTGCGCTCGATTGCGGCCAGCATCGAGGCTGCCAGCGTTTTGCTGGGCCGGGTTTTGAGCACCAGCCGCACACAGCATTGCAGGCACTGCATCCGGTACGCGCCGCAGTGCGGCCGGGTTTGGGTGAGGGTGCAGGCTGCGCACGTCATGCCTCCACTTCCTGCGCTTGGCGGCTGTCGAGCGTGGCCTGGCAGTTTTGCGCCAGCAAGTTGCACTCGGCTTCGGTGCCCAGGTGCAGCAGGCGGTAGTCGCTCAGGCTTGCCACGTCGTCGAGGTAGTGGCTGCGGTTGGTTTCGATGAGCTTGCGCAGCGGGGCAACCCGGAAGGCGTTGCGCGTGCGGCTCCATTCAAGGGCGTAGGGGTGCGTCACAGTTCGACTCCGTAGCTGTGGGATTTTTTGTGGCTGGCCAGCGACTCGGTGGACTCGCCCCAGCGCTGGGTGGAGCCCTCGAAGCGCAGCGCCACTTCGCCGGTGCGGCCTTGGCGGTTCTTGGGCACTTCGAGGCCGATCAGGTGCGAATGCTCGCCCTGCTGCTGCCGCCACATGAGCATGACGACGTCGGCGTCTTCCTCGATCGCGCCAGATTCCTTGAGGTCGGACATGGCGGGCCGGCCGTTGGTGCGCTTTTCCACTTCGCGGTTGAGCTGCGAAAGCGTGAGGATGGTGATGCCCAGGGTTTTGGCCAGCGTCTTGAGGCCCCGGCTCAATTCCTCGAGCTGGTGGTGTCGGCTGGCCTTGGGGTTGCTGCTGCCGCAGAGCTGGATGTAGTCGATGACGAGCAGCTTGATGCCGTGCCTGCGGCTGAGCAGCCTGGCTTTGGCGGCGATTTCGGGCAGGGTGAGGGCGGGCTGTTCGTCAAAAAAGATGGGCAGGCTGACCATCTGCTCGGTAGCCTCGGCCAAGCGGCCCCAGTCATCGACGCCCAGCCTGCCGGTTTGCAGCACGCCCATGTCGATGCGGCCCAGATTGGCCGTGGCCCGGTCAACCATTTCGTTGCAGGTCATCTCCTGGGAGAACATGGCGCACGCATGGCCTTGCTTGGCGATGTTGATGCAGAGCTGTTCGGCCAGCGACGACTTGCCGACGGATGGCCGCGCAGCGAGGATCATCTGGCGGCCGGGCTTGATGCCGCCGCCCAGCAGGCGGTCGAGCATGGGGATGCGCGTGGGGATGCCGGGCTCTGCCTTGCCGTCGGCCATGGCTTGGATGCGGTCGAGCATCCCGGCCACAAAAACCTGAATGGCCTTGGGCGCGCTTTTGGTGCTGGCGGTCTGGAGCGTTTCGAGCTTGGCTTGCGCCATGCCGATGCGGTCGAGGATGGGGCCATGCTCGCGGGCCAGATCGACCACTTCACCGGCGGCGCTGGCGAAGCTGCGGGCCAGCGCCTTGTCGGCGATGAGCTCGGCGTAGCGGCGCACCGAGCGCGCAGAGCCTGCGGCGTGGGTGAGTTCGTTGAGCCACACCAGGCTGATGCCTTGGGCGCGGCTCTGCTCTTGCAGCAGGTTGAGCACGGTGATGATGTCGGCCTGCTTGCCGGTGTTGATGAGCTGGCTGGCGGCGCTGAACACGCGGCCGATGGCTTGGTCGTGGAAGTGCTCAGGGGTGAGCAGGTCGGCCACTTGGTCGATGAGGTCGTTGTGGGTGAGCAGGGCACCGATGAGGCCGGTTTCGGCTTCCTGCGACCAGGGCAGGGAGTGCAGCAGGTTTTGCTCAGACGGGTCGTCTGGCAGGCTGGGGAAGGCAGGCAGGGCGCTCATGCGTAGGCCTCGGTTTTCTCGATGACGTGGCGCTTGCCTTTTTCGGTGAGCAGGAAGTCGAAGTCGCAGCGCCAGCCTGAGTGCGCGCCGAAGCGCTCGGTGCGGCCCATCAGGAAGTCGTTGTCGTGCGCTCGCTCGAAGTAGGCGCGAATCCAGGCAAGGGCGTGCTCTGCGGTTTGCGCCCTGGGTGCGCCGTCGGTGCGCTTGGAGGTGAGCACCCAGCGCCAGAAGGCGGTGATGGCCTTGCGCCTTGGATCGCCCAGCATTCGCACCGCTGGCAGCTCTGGCAAGGCTTCGTGGTAGCTGCTGATGATGGCCTCGACCGGGCAGGTCGGCAGCTTGCTGGCGACAGAAGCGTTAGCTTCTTCTTTAGAAGAAGATGATGGTGATGGTGAAGGGCATTGCTTAGGCAATGCTTGTAGGATGCTTGGAGCATTGCTTGGAGCATTGCTTGGAGCATTGCTTGGAGCATCGTCCTTGGCTTGATTCCAGCGGGCGGCAGCGCCTTTTTGGGCCTTGCTTGCAGCTTTCTCTGCGCGATCTTTTGAGGCGACCAACTCCGCCTCGACCCGTTTTTGCACCCAAGCCCCATCAGCTACCGTGAAGAATTCGAGCAGGATTGGCCGCAGGGCCTTCCACTCTTTCGGGCTGGCTTTGACAATGGACGCGAGGCGGCGGTCATCGTCAGGCAGTGGGCCACCGTTGCGCCAGTACGTCATCAGCATCAGCAGGTAGGCACCGTGTTCATCGCGGGAAAGGTGCTGCGTGTCGGCCAAGTAATCACCGATCCACAGCGGCATCCAAGCGCTGGTTTTTTTGGTCATAACCTGTACGCCTTCTTCTGCGAGTCCCAGTGGTTTAAGCGGTACCAGCTATCAGTCGTTTCGAGAAAGCCTGCCGCAGCCAAAGCCTTGAAAAACGCCCCGCTTTCCCCTTGCCAGTCCGCAGCAAGCTCAATGTCCTCAGACGACAAACCGGTAAGCACGCCGTTGCTGCGGTTGGCCCCAGCCCAGAGGATCAGGCAGACCAAACTCCATGCGGCGGGTTGGCCTAAGCGCTTGATCAGTTTTTTTGTTCGTAGATGGTGAGGAAGGCCCACCGGTATTTGCGCACTACTTTCCACGGCTTCCTGCTTTCTGTTGGGGGGGTTAAAAAAAGAAGCGACGCGGCGCGGCCCCACTTCGTGGGTGGAGCGCGCAGCAGCTCATGCGCGGCTCGCCGCTTTGCCCCGCTTGGCTTGCGATGCTTGGCGCAACAGCGGCGGGTGCGCTTTTGCGGCAAGCGGCGCAAGGTGTGCAAGAAAAAGATCGGGCCGCTGCACTTTGACGCTTGCGGGTATGCCGCGAACAAGCCAGTTGGACGAGCGGCGCGTGCCGTCATGGCCGGGCAGGCCCAGCAGCCGCGCAAGCTGCGTAGGCCCGCCTAGCGCCCGGATCAGGCTCGCATCAGGCTCTTTGTGGCTTCGTGGTGTGTTCTTCATGGGCACGATTAAACACCATGTTGCATTTCTTGTCAACAAGGCGTATAACAACATTTTGTTGACAGTGGGAGAATCCCGCCATGCACATCCACATGACCCGCCTCTACGAGGCTTCGCGCACGCTCAAAGGCCAGCCTGGGCCGTCTGAGCTTGCCCGCACGCTGAACCTGTCGCGCCAAGTGCTCAACAACTGGGAGGATCGCGGCATATCCAAGCGCGGGCTGGTGCAGATTCAGGCCGAGCTTGGGATTTCCGCCTCGTGGCTGGAGCACGGACAAGGGCCGCGCTATGTCGGTGACGCCAACGTCGAGGCCGTTGCTGCCGACAAGCAGGGCAGGGTGCCGCTGCTCAGCTTTGTGCAGGCCGGGGCTTGGACTGACACACTGGAGCCCGGCGCGTTTGCCGACGCTCAGGAGTGGGTGACCTGCCCCGCACGGCACGGCCCGCGCACCTTTGCCTTGCGGGTGCGGGGCGACAGCATGTGCAACCCCAGCGGCTGGCCTTCGTTTGCTGACGGCGAAGTGATCTTCGTTGACCCCGACCGCGAGGCGCAGCGCCATTCGCTGGTCGTGGTGCGGCTGGACGATGAGCAGCAGGCCACGTTCAAGCGGCTGCTGATCGACGGCCCAGCGTGGCACCTGGAGGCGCTAAACCCGGCATGGCCACAACGGATCATCAGGATCAACGGCAACGCCAGCATCTGCGGCGTGGTGATTGCCAAGGTCGAGAGCTTCATCTAGTCCCGCCAGCAGCACATGAGCCCGCTTCGGCGGGTTTTTTTTCGTCTGCGGCTACACAAGGCGTTGACATTTGATGAAACATGTTGTTTAATACGGCTCACCAACCCACAGGAGCCGCACCGTGAAGTACCTCAAGGAAACCAAAACCGGCCTGCTGATCGGCGCGCATCACATGCGCCTACAGCACCCATTCCACGACGCCGACGCTCTGCGCCTCCAGCGCGCCTTGCTGGGCGAGCGCCCGCGAATTGATTGGGATGGCATCGCCATCGTCATTTTCACCGTCGCCGCCGTGGCCTTGGCCGCGTGGCTTTTTTAACCCAAGGAGATCTGGAATGTCCAACCTGCACCCCGTGTTCCGCGAAATCGCGGATTCGTTTACCCTCTCCAGCCCGCCGCCGCTCAAAGCTGGTGCCGCTGATGCCAGCCCCCAGCAGCAGATGATTGCTGCGCTGGAAGCCATCTTGGACGAGGTTTCCGGCTTTCGCAAGCCTTTCGATGGCGAAAGCCATTTGCCGCTGCACCTGATTGCTCAGGCAATGGATGCGCTGGAAGCGGCCAAGGGGGTGCAAGCATGAGCACGCTGGCCATAGCGCAAGCATCCAAGCTGGCAAAAACCCTGGGCATGGAAGGCGAAGGCACAGAGCTGATGGCCGTGCTGAAAGCCACCGCGTTCAAGGGCCAAGTGTCCGACGCGCAAATGGCGGCTTTGCTGCTGGTGGCCAACCAGTACGGCCTGTCGCCTTGGACGAAGGAAATCTACGCTTTCCCCGATCGGCAAAATGGCATCGTGCCCGTGGTAGGCGTTGACGGCTGGGCGCGCATCATCAA